TAAGACCTGAGTTACCGTGCTTCTCAACTAACTCGTTTAGTTTTTTTATTTCGTCGGTTGCATCAATAGACCGCTGTGCTGTTTCGGCTTTTATAGCTTCAATTTCACGGTCTTTAGCTTCTGACTCCCGTTCGCGTTCTTTTTGCTTTTGGGTCTTGAAGATAAACCACATATTAGTTTCCCTTACTTCTACTATCACGCCCATCATAAAGATTCCTCACAAAGTCCGTAAACTGTTGGAACGGCTGTAGAGTTAAACGAGAATACTCTTGTGCGTCCGAAAGTCTTTTGTCCTTCTCGTCGTTTAAAGCCTTCTCTAGCCTGTCTGACTTCTTCACGTAATAAACCAAAGCTATTACTAATCCAATCACTATAAGTCCAAGAGGCCCCCCCACTTGGATTAGATAGTCGCTTATGTTGATTGTAGGAGTTTGAGCAAACCATATCATTTCTTACCTATAGCTTCTTCTATAATTTCACCAGGACAAACACGCATTAAATCTGAGCAAGGTATTAACGTATTCCAAAACTTATCTTTGTTAGATTTAGCTTCTAGGTCTTTTGTCTCTGGGTTAAGCCTCAACTCACTGCTAGCTCCATCTTTACCAGGCTTTCCTTCTGGACCAACTACTGGAGTATAGAAGTTTCTTTCTATCACTGTATTTGTGCTGTGAGAGTCTTTACCGTCTCTACCGTTATCTCCAATCTCGCCCTTGATACTAACTCCATTAACACCATCTACACCATTAGTTCCATTGATAACTTTTGGTAAAACCTGCTTCTGACTGGCAAGATTATTTATAGAGCTTTCAATTGTTGCTACTTTGTACGATATGAACGCTACAAAAAGCGCAAGAAGAACAACAATAAAAAGCAATAAAGCTAGTATAAGTTTGCTCTTCTTATCCATCCTAGCTGTTACCAAAGTTTAGTAACATTTGAGGCATAGTTGCCGGGGCAGTAGTTATATTAAAATTAACACTTGTACCGGTAAAACTTGTCCATGTACCTTCAAGAATTACAGTTCCTGCATTATTTTTTACTACAATTGCTTTATCATTTACTAACGATGAAACGTTATCAGGATAGGAGTATTGGCTGCCTCCACCTATATAACCAGTAGAGTGGCGGATTGTAGTACCACCAAAGTCAATTTGCATCCATGTCACACCTGACATTCCAATGTTAATAGTTTTATTTCCATTGCCTGATGTGAATGTAGCAGCGCCAGTGTCTCGTGCCATGTCTATACCTTCGTGTATCTTAAAATAATTTTATATGGTGCAGCTGTTCTGTTTTGGTCTACGAGTGTAATCAAGTTAAGCGTAGATCCATCAAGATAGACAGCTGACGTAACTGTAAGGTCTGTGTTTGTGACTGTTCCCCAGGTTGAACCTAATGCGTATTTCCTTGTTCCGGCAGTGAATGAACCAGACCATCCGATCAAATCATTGACTCCTGTTACTGTAATAGCAGTTACGTTCCTTGTCGATGCACCTACGGTAATAGTACCGTTAAATACGCGCTCATAAATAGAAGCCCCGGTGTCAGTTGTTCCGACTAATTTCTCAGTAGTTGATAAAGCTGCAAAACTTATCTTTGAAGGTGTGATAGCGGCATCACCAATTCCAGCCCCAGTGGCGAGTGACTCGATATTAGCTACTAATTGATTCTGTTCCTCAGCAGTAAGAATAGCAAAAGGGCTAAAGCTCATGCCCGGGGTTGGAAGGTTGCCTGTACCGCTAGCCATTAGACTCCGCCTCTGTAAGTTTTATTCATAAGATTACTCCTGTTCATACTTTCATTATCTGTGTATAAAGTGAGAGTAGCAAATACTTGAATTATTTGGTGTTATCTGGTATTATATATGTATGAAAAGAAGGATTTTAATCACAATTGCAAGTATTACTCTAATTAGCGGAGTTACCGCTGGAGCATTGATGAGCCAACCACAAGAAGAAGTGAAGCAAGAAGCTAAAGTCACGACTGTTGATAAGTCTACGGAAAAGCCAAAAGAAGCTCCGAAAGAACAAGAAGTAGTTCAATCTGTTACGAATACACCACCAGTATCAGAACCAGTGGTATCAGAACAACAATCAACTCCTGAGCCTGCTGCGGTTGAACCAACTCCAGTCCCTAACTATGATATGTTTGGCTATGTATTCCGTAATATCCAACCAAAACTAGAGGGACATAGCCTCGGACACCGATTAGGAAAGGTAACTGCTACTATCATTGCAAAGCGTGACACGCGACCTGAGCTATACACAACCGAAGCAATTGATGGGACTATTGATACTTGTTTAGCCTACTTAAAACCTCTCAGTGGAGAAGAATTAGCGATTGCATTACTTCGAGGTGATTGCGGCATCTAAATAAAAGGCGAGAGGAACGTACTAAATACGAAAGTAATGGTAACTGACTCTCTTGTTCGATAAGGTGGACCTCCAGGAACTTGCTCAGCAAATGCCGCAAGACGCATAGTTGTAGGAGAAACTCTTGTTAAAGAACACAAGAGAAATCCCTCGTATGGCGGTATTCCCTCAGAAGGAACGTCGTAAAGCATAAAAGTATACATGAAAGTACCCACACTCCATCCTGGGTACTTACTTGTATTTGCGCGTGCTCGTATATACGCATTGTTAGTACCTACATCTATAAAAGCTTCTGCTAAGAGTGGGTTAGAGGGGTCAAACACAAAGTTATTAGGTATAGTTATAGATATTACATTGCTTTCGCTGTCACCCATAAGAACCCCATAGTCTGTCTGAATCCGTACGTCATTTGGTTCCATTATAAAGCCTCCGCATACGATCGATAGTGCCACTTTGTTGGTATTATGGAAATACCGGAAATAAACTGAATAGAAGTAGTGCTTATTCTCACTTGTGGGCTATCTGTTAATCCAAACTGTGCCGCGTCTACCTTACTTATCCATCCGTCTAATTCCCACCATGCATCTGTTGCTGGGTAATAGTTGAGGTTGTGATCTACAGTACCAGATGCGGCATTTAAAACATTCGGCAATGGTAATAATTTGCTAAGGTTAAAGTCAGTATTTATAAGAAAATCACCCGTGTCATTATTTGTATAAGGCGCTGATACGTTAACATCTGATGGCATAAGATAAATAACTAAGTAGTACATTGTGTAGCTAGTAGAAGTAAAGTTAATAGACCTGACGTTAAGATTCGTAGCGTTTGTCCTAAACACCCCAGATATAGGCGTTGGCGCAAGTTCAGAAGCTTGGTCATAACTAGGAACAAAGTCGGGGTTAGTTGACCACTTAGCAAGTGCGAGTGGTGTAAATAAGAGGTTATGTGGCACTAATATCTCGTGCATTGAACCATCTGCAGGAACGCTAAAAGACCCTCTTTGTACGCCTACGATGAGGTCAGTGGGGAAATCGGTTTCGATTAAAAAATCCCTGCCGTCCATTAGTTCTATATACCTTTATCTACAAGGTTTATCCCTGGTTTAGCAATAGCGAGAATATCACGTCCATCACTATCAGCTTGTCCTAGCTTCCCATAACGGGTATTGTCTGTTCGAGTCACTGTAAAGCCGTCTATAGCCATCTTAGAGCGCTCTTGACCGTTCTGCTCAGTAACCACAATGTTTCCTCGTCCCTCGTCAAAAACCAGTCTACCGTTAAGGCTGCTAGTAAATCCTTGAGAGGGTGTTGTAATGCTTTCAATAAGATTCATATTTATCCTTACGGCGCTAGCACGTCTGTGCCATTTAATGTTGATACGTTAAGTTGAAACCACTCATAGTCAGTATATAGTCGTAACTTTAATATCTGCGTAAACTTGCTATCCTGGAGCTTATTTTCGATCTTAATAATCCTATATAGACCGGCGTGTTCTTCATAGTCTACATCTACAATATCAGATAACTGTAACGCTGGGTTTCCCTTTACCTCTATTGTAATAACGTCTGCGTATTCAGAGTATTCATTTAGGATAGTTTGGCCGAGAGAACGAGCCTGGGAAACACTCTGAATGAAGTTATTATCAATCGTATAGGTTATATCTTCGTACTTATCTACAGAGTCTTGGTCGCGAAGTTCATAAACAGTAGGCTCTACGCTAATCTCTTTAGCAGGCTGACCCCATAGGCTTAACTGGCTAATGTTAACGTCGAATCCATTAGTGTTAGAGAATGTAATGTCGTAGGTATTTGTCTTTAACTCTACAGATGATACTGCCACACCGGAAGTAACAGGAGTACCGTTTGGTATTTCGGCCGTGAACCACGATACGCTGGAGTTCTCGCCGAAGGTAGGCGTTTGAATTGTGAGGTTAGGGTCTTGTAAGTTTGCCTGCATTACATACGTTCCACCAGCAGGTACAACATTTAATGTATTGTCGCTGAGGCTTTTAGAGTAAACAGTCTGGTATTCCTGCACTTCACGGACATTTGTATTTACTATTATGTGGTTAATAATCGTATCATCTCCGTCTGTATCAAGAGAAACTATATTGTCGCTATCAAATACATATACTGGGTCTTCAGATAACTCTAACCGTGGACGAAAGCGGATAATGCCCTGCTCATCGAGCCATAACATACCCATTTCAGCTTGCATAATAGGGCGGATAATATCACCTGCGGTTGTTTGTTCTCTTTCAAAGAATAAGAATGGGATAACATTCCTCCCTCTAGCGAGGTCGAACTGGCTAGGCGCGAGGCCAAACTGCTCAAAGATATTAGCTAATACTTGGTCTGTGCGAGCATTTTGCATAGCTATTGTATTTCTAATAGGCATGTCGTAAATCCACGTAAGGAAGTCCATAGCCGTAAACGTCGCCGTACCTGCTAAGCGGTCTACTTCTGGCATACCTGATGTCAGACCCATAAATTGAGGTAGAACTGTGTTACCGAAGCCCTGGAGAAGCCTGACGGGCCGTTTAGGTAGAATAAACTCAGCAACTGGGCTTGAACCATGAGGAGTAAAGTATTTATCGTAGTTGTTCACCTGAAAGTCAGCGATTGCCGAGACAACAGAATAGGGGAACTCTAACTCGCGAGAAACTGCTTGGTATATTAGTCGCTCTGAGTAATCAGTATATTCAAAGTAATTCCAAGGCAGGAATATCTCATCTCCATCAATACCAAGAATATCTCCACCGTTTAATGTAGATACATCTAGAGTGAACCAGCTTATATCTGGATCGGATACTTTCTCTAGTGCCATGTCGAGACGCCAAGAAAGCGGCCTAATGTCGCCGTTTGCGAGTTGATTAAAATCTGTACCTACTATTTGCATTATAGTTGCCTAGTTTCAATAAGTCCGATACTTACGCCCTCAACCATTCCACAATCGTCAATTATATTCTTAGGACCAAGAGTGTATTTAACGGTAAGATCATTAACATTCTCACCGGTAATAGTGAGGTCTGGATAGGTGCGTTCATCTTTCATTCGAGTGTAGATCTCATCAAGCAGTTCATATTCTTCTTTGGACAAATAGCGCCAAGTGTGTGACCATGCTCGTTTAGTCGCAATGTAGTCATCATACACATTACCTGACAAGGGCTCTACTGTTGTCATTTTCTCGTTATATACACGAGTTAAAGGTATCTCTAGTGGAGGTAATACGTGAGCACCTGCGCTGTCTGTAAGTGTTATTTCGTACATATTATATTCCTTGTATTACTGGAGCACCTTTAGCTCTTAATGTTTCGTTTAGTAGTTGACCCATTCGACTAGCAATAGCACGCTCATCAGCTCTTGTTGAAGTCATGACACCATTCATAGATAGGTTAACTGTAATGTTTTGACCACCACCAGCTGCTCCTGCCTTTGGCAGTCCTGTAGCCTGGTTAACTTGCTCCTTAGGGATAACGTATTCACCACGGTGTACGATACCAGCAGGTTCGTATTTGCCACCTGTGCCTGTGAACCCACCGTCAGCCCAGCCTCCGCCTCCGCCGGACTTCATTACAATTTGTCCGTTCTTTATCTCAAGCTTACCTGACATAAGACCTAGGACGTTATCGAATGACTTAACCATAGGCTCCCAGAACTTCTTAGGGTTACTTACAGATAGCTTCATAGCATCGTTAAACTTAGCTACAAAGTCGTTACCTTTTTCAGTACCAGTAGTCTTTACGTCCATGTTCTTTAGAGCACTTGTAAATGCGTTAGAGAAGCCTGTACCTGCGATACCACCTTGAGTCTGTGAGTTGGTAGCCTGTTCTCGTAGGGATTTTAGCTGTTCATCTCTCTGGTATTGTAGGTTTTGGATTTGGTCACGGAGCATAACACCACGAACAGAGTTAACTTCATCACGGTGAGCATTTAGTAGACCTAGGTCAGCATCTAGTTGTGCCTGGTTAGCAAGGCGTCGCTTTTCGTACTCAGCGCGTTCACTTTCGGTTTGCTTGTCAAACTCAGTTTGTCGCAACCCTGTAGACTTTTGATACTCTGCATTTTCTCTAGCAAGGGCGAATTGAAGTTGTGACAATTGCTTCTGGTTAGCCGTAGTATTGTACTTACTAAGGAAGTCAATTTGATTTTGGAGTGCACGTGTCTTCTGCGCGTGAGTTGTAAGCTGTTCATTTTCGTTCTTACTGAATGAAGCAAGCCTTTGAGCGTAAGAGTTATCGTATGCCTTTTGCTCTTCGCTTAAAGTGCTTGTAAGAGTGGCAATGTTTTTGTTCTTCTCACTTACCAACTCTGCAAGTGCATAACGATAGTTCTCTCGTACCTTTTGTACTTGCTCGTTAATCTTTGCCATTTTCTTGGCAAGATCGTCAGCTCCATCTGCTGAGCCCATGATACTTTTTTGTGCATCATCCATTGCCTTGCCAATATCAATGGATGAATCAGCAGCGTTGTCTAGCTCGTCAGTAAGTTGTCCCATTCCAGCAGCTGAAGCTATGCCGGTAATAAGTCCTGCAATAAGCGAAAGTGCGGCGATAACTGGGTGTCGAGAGACAAGAACAAGTATTGAGTTGAAGCCTGCCATTGCTTTAGTTGCGATAAAGGCAGAGGTTGCTAAAGTAGCGAATGCTATCGCTGAACCTCCAGCAACTGATGCAACAGGAGCTAATAATGACATTAACGGTGCAAACTGTGAGAATAGTGCGTTAGTAGCTGTAGCCGCACCACTAATAGCACCTGTGAATGGAGCAAACCCAGCCTGAACAGTACGAATAGTATACCCAATACCGCCTAGGACATTCTCAAATACTTTCCCTATACCCTCAAGAGCAGACTGAATACTAGAACCGCCGATAGACTCCATAATATCTGTGATACCACGAGTAACCGCAGCTCGCATATTTTGCACACCTGTGCCGATACCAGCCGTAGCATCTTTAGCCTGTTGTGAGAATGAAGCAAAGTTAGCTCCACCCTCTTGGTTTAGCCGGATAATCTCAGCAGAGAAAGCGCCCATGCCAATCTTACCCTCAGACATAGCGTCACGGAGCGTATAAGCGTTTGCACCAGCTCCTAGCATAGATTTAGCTACTTGATCCATCTGTGCAGGCATAACTTCAACAAGGGTGTTAAACTCTTGCGCTGGTAGTGTCCCCTTGCCGAGTGCCTGGGTAAACTGTACTAATGCACGTTCAGCTTCTGCAGAACCTTTACCACCAGCTAATGCCATATTATTAAATGCCAAGGTAAGTGCCGCTGAGCTCTTAGCCCCTAGGCCAGATGCCGCAGAGATGCGTGTTAATGCGGATGCAGCTTGGTCAAGACTTGTAGGCAATCCAAGTATACCGTCACGTAGCGCAGCAATAGCCCCTTGGCTTTCTTGTGCAGAGTTACCCATGTTCATGAGAACCTTAGGCGCATTGTTCAGTGTGTCGAAGCGACTAACCGCTCCTGATACATTGGTAGCAACGAGTGCAATAGCAGCGGCGGCCGCAGCAGCACCGCCGGCAAATCTAAGCATAGAAGCTGAGCTAGTATCTGTTGCGGAAGTTGCTTTATTAGAGGTACTTGAACGTCTCTTGTCAGAGTCTTCAACCATTTTGTCTGCTTGCTTAATAGAAGCACTAAGACTAGCTAGGTTTATACTAGCGTCGTACGATACAGACCCAACGGTTGAATTATTCATATTACCTACTCATTTCCTCTAATGGTTTAAGTGCTTCCTGATAACTTCCGCCTACAGTGAAAGAATTACCAATAACCCCAGCGTGTGCCTGCTCAGTAAGCTTCTTGTACCAGACTTTTTGTGCAGCCTCTAAAAGAAGTGTTGCTTCTTGCATAGTAAACAACTCCTTTTCACCCTCTAGGTTTTGCGTATAGCCACGCCGGAATGCCATCAATGCTTCCCAGCCATAGTAATAACCGAGCTCTGCGGCCATAAAGAACATAGGAGGCACATCGAGCCCTCTTTTAGACTGTTGCTTTTCTAAGCGCTTGTCAGCACGTTCTACGGCCTGTTTACGCTCAGCATCAGGCATCTTGTCTAAGAAACTAACTGGTTTGGTCATCCTGAGCCTCTGGTTCAATGTTAAGTAGTTTAGCGATGTCCTGGTCGCTCGCACTATCGAATAGCATGTCTACTAGCTTTCCACCCTCATCATCTGAGAGGCGTGACTTGCGTAGCTTCTGGTCTTCCGTACGTAGTTCTGAGATTTTCTCTAGAGCTTCTGAGCCTTTTTTCTCTAGCTTTAGGAACTCAGGGTCATCTTGCCCTTTACCTTCTGCTAATAGAGAGTTAATTTTCTGCTCAAGCGCTTTGCCTTGATCTTGTAGTTTAAAGATGTCACGGATAATCTCCGAGTGACGTGCTCCTTGGTTAGAGCTTTCTTTTTTAACCTTAATAACACCCAAGCCTTCAACATTTACTGCTGTAAAATCGCTAAAGCTTGATAAACGAATACTGATTTCAGTCATACAACTCCTAGTTGTCAAATTATATATAAGTTTCCCTGCTCTAATTATCTGTGTAGTACGTGAGTAAAGCAAAAGACACCCCGAAGGGTGTCTCTATACTTTTTTACCTAGTGATTAGCTAGATTCACCACCGTATCGTACTTGTCCGTCTGGACCAGCTTGTGGGTAGAAGTTGAACATTACGGCTACTTCATCAGTAGCGTTACGCTCGTTTGTATCTTCCATGGCAATAAATGCGTTAGGAAGCACAATGTCGTTGCTGTCATCTTCTGCACAAGGGTTGTGGAAACGAACTTCTGCTGGCTCTGAAACATAGCATGTGCCAGTTGAACCGATAACTGCTACATCACCCTGCATAACTGCTGGGATAATGTATTGAATATCTGAGAAGCTGTTTAGGTAAACCGTAGCCTGTGCTGTTGGGTTGTCCAAGCGTCCGTTAGGTCGGCTTGAAGTACCACTAAGGCGTGGGCTCTCAAGAACCTGTGGGCTAAAGCTTGGAGTCCAAGTACCGATGAAGTTTGATGGGATTGTTACTGGTGTTTCACCTTCGTAAGTGATGGTGATTTCAGTCTCGCCTGTAAGTGCGTTTGAAACTGTTGGGAACATTTTAATTCTCCTTAAATAGAATACTTCCGGTAATGCTGTAGATAACCCTGTTTTGTGCGTCTAATCCTACGTTAGTAATCGTAGACGGCTTGGTTAAATGCACACCTTTATATTCACTTGTTGTTATTGGTGGGACTGCTGGAAGCTCGCATATGTTCTGGTACTCTGCTACAAGGAACTTACGTATATCTTGTAACTTCTTTAAACCGTCAACATCATTTGTGCCTCTAGAAAGGAGTTCATAGCCTTGACTGTCCCGGCTATGTCGCCCCATTACGTCACCTACGTCGGCGATGTATACACCCTTTTTGTCTAGGGTTAATTTCTGGTAAAAGAGGTCGGTGTCAATTGTTCCAAAACCGCTTTCAGATAACAGTTTTAGAAATGATAGAGTAACCATTATTGACCTCCTGCCATTCTGTAGTATTTAGCTACACCCTCTTTCTCAACACTCTTACCAGATTTCTCTGAGTAGTGAAGTGTCTGAGGGTTCTTTCTGTTTTCAAAGTTTCTCTTTAATGCATATGGAACGCCTACGTTAGCACCACCAAAGGTTGCAGAATAACTGGCCTTGGCTTTCTTAACGGCGCGTCCTGAGCGCTTTAGAGCTCCTGTTAGCTCAGGGGCGAGCATAACACCCCTATTGACCATAACTTGCGCCATAATAGATGCAGTACGGTCTAGGCGGTCTGTCTCGATCCTTAACCAACTATTAGATGTAGACTTAAACGCCATTACGATGTCTCCGTGTAATCTGAGTAGTCGGTATTTTGTAAGCTTAGCGTGTAGTGCTCTAAAACACCGTTGTCGTAGTTCTTACCACCAGTCTGGCCGATAATCTCATAGTCTTGACCCATACAGCGTACTCCTTGTCCGACTGCGATTGAAGTGATAAAACTCTCATCTGGTCGAACGTGAAGTGTTGCTGCACTTTGTCGTAACTCTTGATTATTAACCATTATCATCTCATTGCGGAGCTTAAATACTCCTTGAGCTTGATAGGTAGCAGTAATACGATTACCATATACACCACCTCGCTCTACTGTAAGGAATTGGTAGTCTTGAAGATCGAAAATGTCGAAGACGGTTACATCCATACTCGACAAACCTTGCCACTACGTATATTGCCTACTGAGCAGAGAGAGTACTTTTGAATTGTTAAAGCATTAGCCTGAGTAAGTATGTCTACGTCAGACCTTTCGCCAAATGTAACTTGGAAGTCTTCTACTCGCTTGCTCTTAATATCTCCTTGTACCTTGTAAGGCTTAGAGGATATTGCAAACAATTGCGCTAGTAGATGCCCTAAGTCGGCTGGCATAGGGCTAAAGCCCCAATCTGCGTCTATACTAACTTCATCATTACACGTGAACTTATCCTTAAAGACGATAGAGTTTTTAAGCTGTGAGTTTCGGTTATCAAAGAATCGTGAACTTACTTCGTAGGCTTTCCCATTAACCGTTACGGTTGGGTCGCCTGTGAAATAGTCCGTGAATACAGTTGTATATCCGTCTCGTGACTCGTATACTCTCTCGCCTGCCTCACACGATAAGCTCGTGCAAAGCAGGTCTTCGAGGTATGCCTTAGCTGTGTTAAGGTTCGTTTGAAAGTTTTCACTCTCACTAGGTGTTAGGGGTCGCCCTAGCCACTTCTCAATATCTGATTGTTTCATAGGATGACCCCTTTACCTTTAATTAAGATGCTGATGGAAATTCAAGTAGCTGGAAGCTTGTAAGTAGAACTGGTCCACCTGTGATGTCAACGTCAGCACGGAGTGCGCTTGCGTCGTTTGTGAACAGGTTGAGTGATCCTACAGTAGCTTCACGGCTAAAGAGTGTTGAAAGACCGCCACGAGTAACGATGGTGTAGTCGTTGAAGTTACCAACAACAACCTGACCGTCTTCTAGCTCGTTTGAGAGAACAACACGGAATGTTCCAAGTGCACCGGCAGCAACTTGCTCACCAACAGTAGTGAATACTGCTAGACCGTTTGCATCGATAGCAGTTGCAAGAGCACCCCAAGTACCACGGTTAGCAACCATAACGATACCTTCGTCGCTTTCGATTGAGCCGTAAGCTGCACCGATAGCTGGAAGGATGTCTTCGCTTGTGTAGCTTGCTACTGGAGTAACACGGCCAGCGGTTTCGAGTGCTGGAACAAGACCAGTCGCTGCGAATGTTTCGCCACCAACTGTACCACCTGCGTAGGTAAGAACAATGCGGTCTTCAAGCTTAGCATATTCACGTGCAATGTAACGAACAATTTGGTCGTAGATTGCGATAGGTGAGCGCTTTTGTACACCATCAAGCCATGCAACGATAAGTGCCCATTCCTTAGGCTCGAATGTTACAGGTGTCCAGACAGGCTGGTCTTCTTGCTTAGTACCACCGAGGGCAACAGGACGGAATCCAGCACCAGCAGACTCAACAAGTTGCTTGAATGTTTCAGCACCTTCGATGTCGATACGATTAACAAGGCTACCAACACGACCAGTAAGCTCGTAAGCCTGGCGGATGTCTCGTGCCAATACTTCACCACCGAGTAGTTCGCTACCAGTAGTTCCGTTAATAACCATTTGTGCTTTAAGCTCTTCAGCCTTAGCAGATGCTACTTCTTTTTCACCGTTGTATGCTGCAGAGAGCATGTTAACGAATGATCGCTTGTAATCAGCGTGTGAGACAGCGTCGCTTTTAGCTGTTGCTTCCTCAACTTTAGCTACAGGAACAACCATTTCAGCTGCAGTAGGTTTTGTCATTTTAATTTCCTTTACGACCTCTTTAGTTTCAGCCTCTGGAGTGGTCACTTCCTCAACTGTTTCCTCTGTTTCAGCTACTGCTTCTACTTCGGTTTCTGTTTCTTCAACAGGCGCGGTCTCTTCAACCGTTTTGACTTCTTCGACAGCTTCTACTTCCGTAATAACGTCTTCTGTCTTAGTTTCTTCGGTATCCACTTTCGCTTCTCCCTTAGGTGCTGTATCTACGTATGCAGATAGTGACTTATGTACAGCTGACATTGAGAATGCGAATTGCTCGTTACCAAGCATAGCCTTAACCTTGTCAAATGCTGATGCAACAGGTTCTTCTTCCTGCTCCTTGTCTGCGAATCCTAGCTCTACAGCCTTATCTGCGGACATCCATGTTTCCTTATCGAGTAAGTCAAACACTTCGTCTTTAGAAAGTCCTGTACGCTTTTCGTAGATAGGTAGGATAGTTTCCTCTATCGCTTCAAGCATTTCAATAGCTTTGTGTAGTTCAGTTACGTTGCCGTAAGCTCCTACCATTGGTCGGTGTACCATCATCGTTGAACCGGGGTTCATAATGATTTCATCACCTACCATGGCAATAACACTTGCCATTGATGCCGCTATTCCGTCAATTCTTACAGTCTTGCGTCCATCGTATTCACGTAATGCGTTGTAGATGGCTGCTCCAGCGAATACTTCACCGCCTGGGCTGTTAATGATAACCCGAATAGGTTGACCATTTAGCTCAGCAAGTTCAGCACGTACCATTTCAGGAGTAAATTCATCACCCCACCATAGTTCGCCGGAAATGACACCCTCTACGATAATCTCGTGAGTTCCGTCTTTCGCAAGTTGCATGAATGGTTTCTTCATAGCACTTCCTTTACTTTTAATGTATCGAACCGCACTCGCACGCCCTTGGATGAGCTTATGTGGTTGTATAAGTTCTGATTTTATTATCTGGGTAATATGTGAGAGTAGCAATTATTTGATTACTGGTACTGCTAGAGCCTTACACGTACCGCACTTCAACTTATCATTGTAAGTTGACTTCGCTGTTTCGCCTAGGAATCGATCGCAATCTCCGCAATGTATCTCTTTAATAGACATATTAGCGTCCATCTTCACAACTTCACGCTTAATAGTACAGCGGCAAGCAACGTGAACTGGTGGGTAATCTAAGCCGTTTGAGAACTTAGCCGTTACACGTACTGTCTCATTAGCCATAGGTGTACATAGCGGACATGCACCTGGTTGAATTATCCACCGCTTAGTAAAATAGCCGCTAATTTCTCCATCTAGTTTCTTGTAGGCTTGGTCGCTAGATTTCTCGCTAGCTTTCCACGCCTCGTTCTGTGCAAATCGTTCTATCCTGAATGCTTGAGTAGCAATGTACCCTGCTAGTAATGTATTGATGACTGCTTCGTCGTTATTAGCTTTAATATCTGAAATATCTTTTACTGTTTGCTCGTTAAAGCCTTGGATATATTCTTTAAGCTCTTTTCGGTCTGCATCGGTGAAATCAGGGCTGTAGCTTGTAATGTCTTCAATTGATATGCCAGCCTGTAATGCGAGTAAAGTCCCCTCAGAGTATGCCTCTGTGCCTCTAAGAGCCATTAGAAGGATAATGATAGCGACAATCTCATCGGTCATGTCATCATCACTAATAGCATCTTCCATGAGGGCATTCTTTACCTGCTCTTCAATCTTCTTAGTAAGAACTGATGCTATGTCGTTCTCGTACGGTACAAGCTCTGCCTCGATACGTTCTACGTCGTATTCTACGTTTTCATCCCTAATCTCAGCTTTTGGGTTTGTGCGTGTCGCTGCCTCGGGAGTTGTTACGACTACTTGTGTAGTATCTTTCTTGAGTTCAAGCACGTCACCAGTTTCTAGGTATTCTTTAATAGAGGACATTGTGTAACCCTTATCAAGCCATACTTGGATACGATCGTCACGAATCTTATCTTTCTCTTCAATGACCTTTTCCTCGTCAGCGAGTGCAGGAATCTCTAGGTCGTATTCTAGAGCATATCCTAAGCCACCAGTAATACGGTTAAGTTCGTGTGTGAATCCTGACCAAATCTTAGTAAGAGTAGGCTGTACGACGTTCTCCATGAAGTTCTGCTGGTCTGTTCGGGCTGTAGCAAAGTTGTTGTTCTCGCCAACACCACGAACTGATGCCGGAACACCGAACGCTGAGTCAATCTTCTTATTAGCTTGGTCGAATAGCTCTTGGAGACTTAGCTGGCTGTTAGACTGTGCGTAAGGTGTCCACGTAATACCTGCCTGAGCTGGTTTGCCTGTAGTGGGGTCAATAGGCTGGTAGTTATAAACGATGTTATTGTTTTTGCCTGAGCCACGGTGTTTAGCTTGCATTGCGTCAACGATGTTGTTGAACTCTTCTTGAGTAGGGGCTGTAATAACGAACTCACCGGCTGGAATAGCCCCGTTCTTGAAGAAGCCTTGCTGGTAGTTAGCAATGTAATCATCAATCGTAGTCCAGCGTTTAGCGGCTAGAGTAGGAGAGTATCCACCCGAGTTAATGGCGTACGGGTTAAGCCCACGGAGCGTAATAACTTCCATGTCTGTGTAGGTACGGCTCTCACCTGAACTTGTATTTACTTGGTAAGTAGTAATTCCGTTAATAGTCGTAACGACTGGGTTCTCGAGAAAAGCGAAACCACCAATATTATTTGGTGTAATCTTTCCGCCTGGTACAATGTTGCCTCCCTGTTTACGATACACAAGAATATGGGACTTAGGGTGTACAAGGTACATTAGCCCCAAAGCTTCACGGAACTCTACAGGTGAGTTTCGGTCGTTAGGTCGAGCAAGTGCTAGGTCAAGAACCGTAGGGTTTTCGATCTTATCACCTTGGTCATTAACAGAGTATGGCTTAACTTCCATAATCTTGTTAGTAATCTTAGTTACAGATGGGTAAGCGTTTTCGTAATCTCCGCCTTTAAACTCACCATAGATACTATCGCCACTATAAACTTTAGTCCAGCCCCACTTGTCTTCAGCAGATTGGGCTAACGCCTTAGTCCGGAATGTCCTATTGAACCAGTTATCTTTCATTTGTTATTCTCTTTCATTAGTGACTATTGTATCTTTTAGGCTCTGATTAGCGCAAATTAGGACTGTTGTGGCTCTTCAATCTCAACAGGTGGGTTCTCAAGCTCGAAAGCCTTTAGCTTCTCAAGTTGCGCCTGAGAGTTAGCTAAGACTTGCAAGTGAAAGCCAATGTTATATTCGTGATTAGGTTCATCATTTTCAACTTTACCCTCGATACGAGTAATTGAATTATCTTCATTGCGACGTAGTTCGTAAGTTTCTGTGTCAAATGTTGGTTCTGGTAGTTGTATATTCATAGTATTCCTTTATTAAACGGGTATTGTTGTTGGCCATGAGTCATTAGTAGGGTAAGATATGCTTCCCGAAATCTCAACCCTCTGAGGGCTAAGTAATACTCCACCGCTAGCCCTACCTACAGCTCCAGACGAATTTAAAGCTGCACTACCTGTTGCTACGGCTCCAAGATACATTTCGTTAAGGTCAGAAGCTGAAACAAATCCGCTAGGTGGTTGATAGAAGTTGTTTGCTGTAGCGTTTACACCGGTGAGTGAATACCTAGGTATTGAAAGAGTGACCATATCCCCTTCTCGTGTCATCCTTATCCTTCGTCCGGACACGGCCTCCCATCCGCTTAGATAGCTTGCTATAGGAACGAGGTAGCTTATTTTTCCCTCTAATACTGACCACCCACTATTACCCGTACCACTCTTCTTAATCCAAGAGCTTGCCCCGTTTGTTACTGCTGTGTCTATATAGATAGAGCCAACAGGAGCAGATACTACACCATTGGGGAAGCCAGTACCTTGGCGAATGCGACTCTCTAAGTAAGACAACGGTACAGCCGCAGAAGCTATAGTTGGTGTTGCAGTCGCGACTTCACCGAGAGTAGTTCGCGTGACAAGACTGTCTCCAGTGGCTGATGCAGAGTAAGCAATTGAAGACTGATTCCCAGAGCTACCCCTAACAGGTACACGGGTATTGATAGTTGGAAAATCTGCCTTTAGAGCGTCTGCTGCATCCACATAAGCCTTGGTAGTTGCGTTAGTGCCATCAACTGGCGTTGCGGTATTCAAGGCTCCTGCAGATGTTCTTTGAGCTAGCGTTGAAGCAGAAGCGGCCGCTGAGTATGTAATCCCACCAGTAGGAGCACCAGTTCCTGATGTTGCTCTAGCTAATACACTAAATTGAGGAAGAGAGATATTATCTTGTTTACCATTCAAAGCCGTTTGAGTAGCAGCGGCATCTGCCTTAGTCGCAAGCCCTACGTTTGTGTATGAATTAGCAGAAGCTAGAGTAGCGACGTCACCGTCTGTTAGGTCTTGGAATAGTTCGTTCTCAACCATGTCAAGTTCTGCTTTTTCAGCAAGACCCGTCACTGCACCTGTTCGGCCGTTTACGCTTGTAACAGGATAGTCAACAACTGGTATTGTAGGCTTATCTTCCAGGTCATTGTAAGAGCCTGTAGAAGCTACGGTCGCTAAGTCGCCTATTTGTTCGTCTATGTACTCATTAGCCTGTGAGAGAGCCTGTGAAGCACTTCCAGCTGTATCTGCGCCTACGTCTGTAGCTGTGAGTACTACTACACCTTGTTTTCCGTTGACTGATTGGACAAGATTTGTAGCTGGGTCGCCTTGGTCACCCTTATCACCTTTTGGAATACCAAAGTTAAGTACAGCCGCGTTAGATGTACCTGTGTTGTTTACGGTTGCACTCGAACCAGCAGGAAGCGTTGAGGTAGTACCGACTGCTATTGTTGCGGCTTTACCAGCCTTACCTACACGATTAACAACTACCTTACGAACAATACGCCTCACTGAATAGGAGTTAGTGTTTCGATTTACTCGGATAACGTACGCCATTAGCTGCCCTCTGGGATAACAGGGCAAATGATAAATGAAGCTACTGAGCAATCGCCAGTCTCACAATCACCACTTAGTACGATATACTCACCATCCTCATCGTAAAGGCGGATTTGGTATACGTAATCACCCGGCTCTTTGTCCGTGTCTTCGTTAACCAAAGTAATCTGAGCACTACCGTCTGTGAATGCGGCAGACTTCTCTATGATTGCTTGCTCATCAATCGCTGGGCTTACTAGGATTTGAGCTGTAACTGCAAGGGTATCTTCTACAAGAATCTCTACAATCTCGCCCTGGTCAATTTTCATTTCTTTCATTGAACTTCCTCGTTCTTCGTTATATTCCTGATTATAGGGATAGTGTGTGATAGCTAAAAGCGAGGAGCAGCCCATTGTACTGGCTGAAAGTTAGCCGTTCGTTCATATATCGTAGCAAGAACATCAACGCCGTCATCGTGTGCGTTCTTACCGCCTGCAATATAGCCTAGAACCTCACTAGCGAACTCAGGGTACTTACTTGTCCAGTTAGGCGGCATGAATACATTCTTTGAGTTCCATGCACTAGATGCAAGTATACGTGCCTCTTTATTCTGGTGCTGGGCAACCCACTCTACAGTTGTAGCAAAGTTGTTTAAAGCCTTCATCTCACGCTCTACATTTCTAGCATATCCCTTACCGCCAAAGTTAGACTCAAACTCTGCTTCTGTCACTTTATCACCCGTAATCATCTTTGCGACTGCTGGTTCTGTAATTTCAGCCTTTTCAGAACTATAATATATATCTGTAATATAAACTTTTATATCGTCGTCAGTTTTAACCTTAAACCAGTTTATCGCACAGACATTGTCTTTCCCTTCATCTGCTATATCTATATTGCTATATTTAACTGGCGTATCAGGTAATGTAGTCCACTCTTGAAAGCCATCGTACAAACGACCCTCAATGTCTACGGGCTGTTGGTAGTAGTTCGCCTTTAGCACTCGTGGGTCGAGAGTCTTCTTAACTTCCTCAAACTTCTCACGGCTCATAATCGAAGGCTCTAGCATACTGCCGTCTTCCTTTTCGATCTGGTAGTCAATCATAGTCACATCATCACCGTATAGCTTTATAATCTCACCTGCTAGGTCATTAGTAGCCCAACGCTGCATGATAATTACAAACTTATAATTGTCTCCGTCAGTACGGCTAAAGAGTGTGTTCTTAAAGAAGTCAAAGTGCTTACGTAGCTCATCGGCGTTTAGTGACTGTAGATAATTACGGATAATGTCATCAATCAAAAACCAGTCAGAACGTGAACCAGTAACAGAAGAACCCGGTGTAATAGAACGGTAGCTAGGCTCTGAGCTCCCCTCTAATTCCCACTTGCTTTTCGTAGCGAAGCCATACTTAATCTTAGTACCGGGGAAGATCTCAGGATATGGTACACCGCCCTTCCCCACGTTAACGCCAAGGATAGTGTCCCTAATCTGCGTAGAAAACATTGATGCTAGGTCGCCTGAGTTAGCTACCCCCATAATACGAGTACTAGGGTCGTTACCCATAAGCCACATAGCGAAGTTCTTACCCGTGAAGCTCTTATAGTGACCAGGAGGGACTGACATTACGAGGTAGTGCTTACTTTCATCCTCTTTAAATGCTTGTAAGGTTTCAGCCATCTCTTTTAGTAGCTTTCGTTCATCGGTGAATAGTTCGGGATATAAAAGCTGCTCGAATGACCAGAAGTCTCTTCGAGCTAACTCTAACCTTGCTTGGTGTTTAACTTCTTCTGGTATCATCTTGTAGCTTCATGAAAAGCTCAACAGCTTTATCTATTACACTATCGACTCTGTGTACATACTTATTTGGTATTTTGTTTATCTGCTCAAGTGACATATCTTTTGCGAACTCAGTCACAAGAATAGCTCTAAGTCTATCTTCTTCCATCACTTCTCCTTTCGAGCTAGTTCTATCTTAGCGGCTTGTTTAACTTCGGGAGGTATCATCTACTAACTTCCTGTACGAAGTGTCTTGAGGCTCTATAAGACCCCAATCTCTCTTAGGTCGATAGTATGTCGCACCGCTTGGAGTACCGTCTGGTGACTTATAGAATCCGTATAGTCTTTTGTTTAAAGGATTGAAGGGTAAAGACAAGTGGTAATAATTATCAATAGCTTTCATTTCATAATTAGCGTGGTGGTTCATCAATGTAATATTGAACCTGCCAAAGCGTATAAATGTTCTCTTACCTAGCTTACTAATAAACTTCATCACTTACCTGCTAACTTTCTCAACTCTTCCGTACTAAGAGCTGAATAAGGGTTAATACTCTCACCTTGTGTGGTAACGTCTACGCTTTCTTTAGCCTTGCCGTAAACCTGGTCAATCATTTCCCGGACTACTAACCAATTACCGTCTCGTATAGCGCTCGCTAGCTTACGTTCAAAGAGGGGTGCTGCAATATCATCTATTACATCTGTTAATTCAGGCTCAGATAGTTTCATCATCTGTTCAAGCTTAAAGCGTGGGGTATCTTCTTTCTTCCATGCACCGTTGTGTCGATTCTCAGGGTGAGCATTAAAGCCAGCAGGAGGAGTGCCGCCTGTAATACGTCCCTTTTCATCTCTAGTTTGTTCCAATTGCTCTGTATTGGCTTTCATATCGCTATATTACCATAAAAACAAAGGAACACCATATAGGTGCTCGATTACTAATTAGTTGACTCATCGTTCATCATTTTCCAATAAGGTGAATAGTGTAGTTGGTAGATATCCATATAAGCATCGCCAATTTCGTATTTAATCCTATCGTGCAATTGGGGTGTAATTTCAATTACAAAGTTTGATTCATCGTTGGGTTTCATTAGATATTTTCTCCTAAATACTTTATTGGGTCTTCGGCTATTACCATTTGTTGGAGGTGGTATTGCCATGCTAATAGGTGCGGTTCAATAGCTGTAAACTGGTAATAAAGAAGGTAGTCGGTATTGTAATCGCCCCATAAACATTTAGCGAAGTCATGATCGAAAATTAATGCTTCAATTGGATATTCATGTATAGATATACCAGAATTAAATACTACTCGTAAGCTTGATGGAACAGAAGAGAACGCTTGCGAAACTGATAATTTCCCTTCGCCTCCCATCCATACTGATACCTTTGGAGGAATACCTATATAAAAATACTTACTTTGGGTGAATCCACCATCAATTGCCTTCTGTATCGCTTGTTCTAAAATCTCTTTGTCTGTCATGCTTTCATTTATATTATTAGGAATTAATAATTCTCCTTTATGCACTAAGCTTGCTATGTCTATTGCTGATTGTGTTAGGTTATCCATTACTCACCTTTCCCTACATATTCACTACCGTAAGTTTGTGCGCGTAACTTCTTTGTTGCGTAGTCCAATACACGCCATTTAGCTTCTGTTTCTAGATCTCTGAACACAAGAGCAAATAACTGAATAGCATTAAGCTCATCGTCCCCAGTATCTTTAATCAATATAGTAATATCTTTATCGTTCATTATTTAGATTCCTCGTAAACAGTCTTAGGAGCATACTTGGCTGTTTCAAGAGCCTTATTAGCACTACGCTTTGCTCCCCAGATAGTAGAGTTAGAGCCAGCATCTACTAATCCTCCTGTGTCATTTTGTAAAAACCATCTGAATCCATATTGCCATATGTTCTTCCAAAAACCTTTATATTGCTTTACTACCTTTATCTTATAGCTCATCACAGCCCTCTCTGCATCTCTGCAATCTCAATAAATGATACTGCTAGTAGCCCTGCAAATACTGAGAAAATAACTAACGAAACTACTACTATAGTCCACATAAGTCTCTTGTCTGATTTATTCATAGCAACGTTCTCTTATCTCTCTTTTAATATCTCGGATGCTCTTATCATTCTCGAAGTATAGCTTAATCTTAGATAACTTTGATTTAGGCATCTATATCCTTACCGGCTTCTTAATTCGTATTGTAAGCCCTTTTATATACCATATTGGTAACTTATATGCGATTGATAGCTCTTCTTCGGTATAACCCTCTTTGTAAAGGCTCTTAATCCGTACAAGATGAGTCCAATGTACCTTTACTTTCCGAGGATCTATTTCTGCCACCATTTTTTCTTCTTTTCTTGCTCGTCTTCATGACCTTTATAGATATATTCCCACGTAGAGCCTTTAACATGGTTAGTAACAATTATATACCCTTCCCTTTTGAGCTCCCTAATGCGCTCTGAGCCTCGTTGGATGCGTCTATTCCACATATCTGCATTGGTCATTGAGCCGTGTTCTTTTAGGTACTTTAGGATCTGACCTGTTTGAGATAACTTTGTCATAAGAACATCTCCAAACAAAAGCAATCATCTAGTGGTTCATTGCACATAAGACAAATGTTGTTTTCTTCCTCGTATTGCTTATAAGCCAACATATTAGCCAATTCTGTGCCCTCATCCCAGTCCATTACTCTTCCTCCAACTTTAAAGCGTGTAAGTAATCAAGAATATCGCTCTTATCGACGCTCTCTAGCTTCTCTTTAACGCTGAACTGACTAAGTACTTCACTCTCATCGAAACCGACAACAAAAATGTTAAAGTCATCTAGGCTGCTTCCCTCTACGATAAGTTTCTTTGCTTCAAATTGTAGTTGATTCATTGTGACCCTTTCTTATTTGGTATGTACTTATAATACACGACTGTGATAAAAATAGCAATAAGCAAAATAAAAAACACCCGGTAAGGGTGCTTATTTATAATTTTCATGAAGCTAGTATCAGTTTGTCACAGAGTAGGACTTTATAGGGTCTAGCCCAACCTATCGTTAGATATAGATACTAGCTCGCCGCTCAAGTGCCCCAATAAGAACTAAGCAGCGTTTGTTTAAGTTACCAGCAACAGGTGCATTGCTATGGCTCGTATCTATAGGGGATACTTCGGTAACTGTGTAATTATACTAATCATCTTCTTCTTTTTTATTCAATAGAATCTGTGGGTCTTCACCGCAATACTCAAATACTTCTGCCATGTCCATAACAATATAACCGTCTTTCATGTAGACTTCTAAGCCTCCATCGTCGAATATACTGGCACAATCATCTGACAATGCCTGCATAACGTCCTCTACTTGAAAACCATAGAAGAAAACTAACAACTCATCATTGTGCCAACGCATCTCAGGTTCAATTTCTTTTATCAACTCAATAGTGCTGTCCATTTATTTACACTCCCATAAATTAGTTAAACCGTCTGCAAACATTGCTGCAGTTACGTTTGCGTTGCTATATGCGTCAAATACGTCCGTACTGTAACCGTATTTCTGAGCCCTTGCTGGATAATAACCTGAAATGTGCTGGAACAAACCGCTAGGGTGTCCATTCTCATAATAGGCCTTATTAACTGCAGTTGGGTTCATTGTACTCTCACACTTTGCTATGCTCACAAAATAGTCCTCGCTGATACCATACTTGCGAGCTGCTTCCCTCACTATTTGCTCTATGCTAGATTGAGCTACAACAGGCTTAAGCGGCTCTATATGAACTTCTGGAACAATAACAGTCTCTTGTATAGGTTCAACCGTCTTTTCTTCTACAGTAGCCTGTGACGGCTTTGGTGCTACTGCTCGTCTTTTAACGTTTGCTTATAGTCTTCAACAGCTTGTGCTTTGACCGTAGCTTCATGAGCCTGTGAAGCGAGTGTTGCTTGTGTTCCAAAGTATACACCGCTCCAAAATAATGTTAGTCCTGCGATCAATACCCAAAATCCTGTAGTTTGGAGTTTAGACCATTTTTCGTTCTTTGTTTTGTTTTTGTCTGACATATTGTCCCACTTTCTTTTTATTAAGCGTATGATACCGGCAGTAAGCATTTAACTTTCGCATAGGGGTTTCAGAATGACGACCTATAACACCCTCAAGCCTCATTCACGCTCGAACTTATTACCGGTTTCATACGCTTAATTGTTAATTGTTTTCTCAGCTACCTTTACCGCATAACTTGACGCTATCTCATGGGAGGCTTGCACTCCTTAGTAGGTAGTATTGTGCGGTAGGGGTAGCCGAGTGTAAAGATTAGCTGGTCGATATGCACTGTGGCGATATAACTACTTGAGTGCCAGCTTTTCTTTGTTATCCTTTCTTAGGATGTCTTTAGTATATATCATGGTCGAGTAAAAGTCAATACTTTCCACTGACTTTATAGACCTTTTTCATGTTTTAATCGTTCTACCTCTGTTGAATAGTAAGCTATTTTCTCTATAAGTTCAGCGTTTTTAACCTTTATAGTCGTATGTGCTAGTTTTTCTAACTCGTCTACAAAATCCCGGCCGTAACTATCTATCATATAACGGGTATAGTTTATGTAATTTCCCTTTAGAAATACGTTATCTCTCATACTTTGAGGGTGACAATTATCATCATTCCACCTAGTAGGGTAAAAGCGCCTAGAGAAAAAGTGACCATTCTGAGCTTCTTTCCAGAACATCCGTTCGCCAGAAGTAACACAAATACAATATCCGAACTCGTCTGATTGATCTAAGCGAACATATTTAGAATATATATCGTCTAGCTTCTTCACTAATTGGCTCCGTGTAGGGGCTTTCTTTTTCTTAACGGGTACTTTTACCTTTATTGATCTAGCAGGCTTTCCACTATCTCTCATAGGCTTACGTGGAGTGTTCTTACAATAAAAGCCCGAGTGCCCCTTTTCAGAACACTTCGGACAAATCTTATTTTCCTGCGCCATTATGCTTTGCGCCAATACCTTTCCGATAGGCTTCCTTAGCTTTTTCTACATCCTTAAACGGCCGATTAGTACTCGCTTTACCGCCAAGGCTTGCTGCACGTTTCTGGTCCTCCTTAGCTTTAGGATTACGGTATCTTAGTGCCAGGTAAGTGTCCCAGTCTCCATATTTCTCTATGATTGTCTTTTTAATCTTGTCGCTGTGTGTTGTCATATTTCTCCTTAGTTATATAGCCAGCGAAAATATACTTGATCGTCTGTTAATAGTTTGTTTCTTACTGCTTCTGCGTACTTAGCTCTATGAGCGTATAAGTCGAGTAGTGCGGTTTCAATATCCATTACTTAACCTCCTCTATAAAACCGTTAGTCACTGCATTGTCTATAAAGTAAGAACCTATTACTGTTGAATACGACTCTAAGTGGCAAAGGTCTCCGTCCGATGCTTCTTCCATATATCTTCCCTGCACAACCCTTAGTATTTTACCTATCTCTGCTCCAGGTATTTGCTTTAGTACTCGATATTTTTTACTCATTACTTATTATCCAATCCACTTCCCTCGCCTAAAATTTCTTTAAATTGATCTATATACTGCTTCTCTGCATTTTTTAAAGCTGCTCTAAATTTTATGTGGTTTCGTTTAGATTCCATATTTCCATAAAAGCTAGTAGCAATAACCAAAATACTAGCATTAAACTCAAGTGCTGATTTCATTAGAAGTCCTACTTGTTTGTCGTTTAAATCATTCATTTATCCTCCTCTGACGGAAATCCCGTCGTTACGCCGAACTTTTCAGCAAGGTGTCTGTTGAGTACTTCATATACCTCAGATACTTGCTTACGATCGAGTTCGGCGGTGCTTTCTTTATTAAACATTGCTTCTTGTATTGGATGCCATAGAAACGATTTTGCGCTTTCTGGTGTCCACGGGATTTGAATGGATGGTTTGAGAACCTTACGCTGGTCTAATCCGGCTTCATTTAGTGCGTCTGATAAGTTACTCAGATATTTATGTAAAGCACGGTTCTGTTGAAGCGTTCTCTTTTCCATTATTCCTCCGTATTATCGTCTAAAGCGTTAGCGACTAACGTAGCATCGTCAATAGTCTCAATCTTTTCCTTACCAATCACACCTTTAATAAATGAAAGCATTGTATCGGGACGGTTATATCCCTGTCGTTTAAGTTCTTCTCCAATATCTAATCGGGCTTGGTCGAGAATGTTTAGACTCTGACCCATAGCTTCTGCGCCTTGTGATGCTTCTTCTTGGCGGTTGCGTACTTGCTTAGGAGTGTTGTCAGCCTGTACTTTAAACTCATTAGTATCAGCATCTTTAGTATCGTCAATATCGAACATACCATTAAGAGCATACTTACGAGCATAAGAGCTGGTAGAGCCTGTAATTTGTGCATCGTTCATACCCTTTTGTTCTTCGGCCTCACGAGCATATCCATCTGTTTCATCCGATTCACCATAACCAGTAACTACTACAGTAGCTTTAACGTAATAACGATCACCGATAAGCAGAACAGTATCCGTAATCTTCATACGAAGACCTTCTTCAAATAGCAAAGGCTTTACAGCGTCGATAATATCCTCAGCGTTACGGTATTTATATTTACCAAAATTATTATATTGTCCTTTAGGAGCTTTAAGTTTGTTAATAACATTAATTAAAGCAGTATTAAATTTAGGTTCTTTCATTAAAAATCCTCTGACATTTTTATAGTAGTAACTTTTATATTTTCCATAGGTACTAATTGGTTATTAAATATACCCATTCTCCTAACAGTACCTCCTATAAGTTGTGCAAAAGTATTAGCTGTTCTCTTCTTCCTGTATTTCTGACGCATTACACCGTCTTTGTAAACTACAAACCAACGGTCATGATTATACTCAATATAATTTTCCATTACGCCCTAACTCCAATCGTATATGTTTCTCCATCTGTAGTTCCTAGCGGCCATAACTTGCCTACTTCGATATATTGCACTGTAATTTTCATGTGATACCTTTCTTTTATGTACTTATAATATCACAGTCGAGTTATATATTCAACCCCTATCCTATTGAAAATAAAGAGTATACAAGGTATAGTATCACTATAAGCAATCGACGATCCTTTCTTATTTCTAGATTGCTTTAGGGAGTTGTGCATCTATTGTGCAGCTTCTGATCTATCCACGCAGGTCGCCCACCTATCTGCGTGGATTTTTATTTACTTATAAAAATGTTTATGCTAATATATAGCTATCTCACGACTGAGATGTACCTTATACCCTATTTTAAAGCACACCGGCAAGTTAAATTATCCCTCCAATTTACTTGTATTAAACGGTGTGTTTTTGTATTGTAGAAAGAACGGTCTCGATCGTCGTACCTATGTCTTTAGTCACAATAATACTGTGGTGCTTATAATAAAGACGTTAAGCCGCCCTCACTCACAGGGGCGGCTTATTTTATGGTTGAAAAATTAAGCTTATGGATGTATACTAATATTTAAGACTTACGAAGAATTCTCAAAATCCATTTGTAAGTCTAATTAGAAAACTCTATATAGGGCTTGCAATGGTAAGTATTCTACGCTAAAATAATAAGTGAGAATTACTTCGTAACCAATGCCGCCCTTGTAGGCGGTTTTTTGGTGCCTTTTATTAACAGTCGGCCGACTATCAAGCGAAACAATTAGAAGTTCGTATCTATTAACCATGTATTGGAGATTTTTAGAGATGATAAATGACCTCTCACAACTAGTTACTAGGAAACAGGAACTAGAAAAACTAGTAACTAGTAACAAGTTAACTAGTTTGGATATTCAGACTAGAGCATTAACAATAGCAGCAGGGCTTACATCAACAACCGAACCTAACGATATGACTGCTTGGTATTGCAAAGCCTTTAAAACATTAGGTGAGGGTAAATACACAGCTATTGCAGGTATGGCAAGACAGGGCAATAAACCTTCGTCGTTATTTGGCTGGTTATTGAAGCAAGAACTGAATAAAACAATATAGAATTATGTATTATTTCAATCAATCACCCGTTTCTATACGTACTACACGTGAAGAACGAAAGTTAGAAAGAAATTTTGATCGTAATTACTATATGAAAAAGAGACTAAAAGTTCAAAATAATAAATGTTTCTTTTGTGGTGATGCTATTGATATGTCAGGTCATTTAGACCATCTCTTACCAGTTTATAGGGGTGGCAAGGCTAACTACTATAATTTATTTGCTACATGTCGAGATTGCAACTTAACTAAAAGTGCTGAACAATTAGTGATACTCAACGAAGAAACAATACTATTTTATCTAAAACTTATTAATGAGTTCAGTAAATGGGTAGGTAAAAAAAGAAGATTAGATAGGGTTCCACCAACTAAAGAAGTACACCTGTATTGGCTATATAGAGCCGATTTATTTACGAGAGTCAAAGGTAGCAACAAAGTAAAGCTAAGGAACTACGTACATAAAGAATCCTGATACTATTAAGTATGTCTAAAAATAGCCTAGCTGCTACTATTTACTTACTAACTCGACTGTGATACTATAGTAGTATCTTAAAGAAAGGATACACAATGACAGAAATCATTAACGAAGACGCATACCAAGAAAACGTATCAGGACTTACCCGTCAGGAGATTCTAGCAAACCAAACGCCTGAACACCTATGTGCAGAGATTAAACGTGTTCTAGGTAGCTTAGGATTGCTCACAGCGCAATATCATGAGCTAAACGATGCGCTGCATGGCGAAGTACACCAGCGAGAAGTGCAGGAGTTCATCGGATGAACGTAGATAAGGTGCTGGAAGTAGTAGACATAGTTCAGGGATTAGACGGTAAAGAAATATCATTACTAATGCAAATTTTGTTAGCAGAAGATAAAATAAATGTACCAGAACTTGTTGTGAAGCATGTAGAAAAGCTTGAAAAATTCAAAGAAGATGCAATGCATGATATTAGAATGTTATCCGTTGCAGGGCTAGACTTGTCAGAGCCGTTTATAAAAAAGATTGACTCTATAAAAAGTGAACAAAAAAGATCTGTTGCACTTGCACAGGCTAAAATACTTATGGATGCCGGCGGTTACAAGGGGACTGTTCACGGTGAAAATTTAGAAAACTCAATTGATACGTCATCGCTAGACGGAGATGGCTGGTTTGAGCGTAGCTGGGCTCTAAGGGTGAATCTATGACCGAACGAGATAGCCAAAGTGAATTAGAGCGACAAGTACGAGAGTCCTACCCCTTAGAAGAAGTTGAGCTTAGGTTACTATTCAATGAAGCAAAACGTAATGCGGTAGCGTTGTTTAAGAATGACCACGACGATGGTGATACTGCAATATACCAGTTTATCAGCGACATTATTCCTGAAATAAATACCTACGTTACTACACGAGTAAAAGAGGTAGAGCAACTTGCGAGGATTGATGAGCTGTCAGCATTAGATAAATCAGAGATAGCTAACCAATCTATGAAGAAAATGCAGATACGAATTAAGGGACGTCTTGAAGTCCTCACCACTACGACTAACGGAGAGGGAGAGACTGATGAGTAAGACTTGGCGATATATAAAAAGCTATATGGTTATAGATATAGATAAAGTCGAAGATTATGTTTCTAAAGGCTATGAATTAGTTGGTGGCGTTGCCCTAGGTTTAGATGGAAACTACTTATTGCAAGCCGTGGCTCTATACGATGATCAAGTCACACTAAACCAACCTAAAGATGAAAGAGATAAGTAATGGCATCTCCTGAAAGCTCACCAGAACACGGTATCAACTTACCTAAACAACAAGAGCACCTAATTGAACGTAAGAGTCCTCAAGTACTTGTACGTCTTATGGCTCGAGAAGCTATCCTAACGTACTTCAACACACGTCTATTCGTGTTCAGTGAACCGTATGAGGATATGAATCACATCTACGTTAAAGACCCTCAGCAAGAGATTGACCACACGTACCTATTCCATTCCGATCAACTACTCGACCAACTGACCGACGAAGGCTTCACAACAGTGAGCGCACGCTACCCGGAGGATGTTGATATTGAAGTGTATCTCACATACCAGTCAGGCAAAATCGATAAGGAACGTAGGGAGTTGGAGGCACAGGATGAGTAGACCAAAACTAACCGAGATAGAACGCATATGGAATGGTATACGCAACTCTTTAGCATCCAGCGCTATGGGCTACATGTCTATACCGCACGCTAAAGAGTTTGAATTAAGAGCATCGGTTTACCTTGGGCCTCATGTCAGGAAGCTCGTTGATACAGAAATAATCAACGAATTAAAATCATTTACTGGCCATTCAGAACAAATACCCGAGTCAGAGATTAAAGCAAGAATTAAAGAACTAGAGAGAGGAATAGCAAGATGAGTAACGACACCGAACTATTTGAGCTATGTAAGGAAGTATATGAGCGATTACCGATGTGGGACAGCACGGAAAAATGCTATGCCTTTATAGATGAGTTTAATCAAGGCGAGAAGCATTGGAGAGTAATACCGCTTCACGAGGACAACGTGGATGATGTTGATGAATGGCACCCTCTCTACACCTCCGACTACCTACTAGAGAAGCTGCCAGCGAAATTAATTTATAATAAAACAGATTATTTTTATTATCTTGAAAAGTTTGATGACGGAAGCTATGGTACAGGTTATGGATTTACTGACGAAGGTGGGCATATCGATCACCCACTAATTGGCGTGCTGACTGACGATGTCGCTTTGAATGCCAACCTAAAACTCACTCTAGCCCTCAAGAAGGTAGGTGAGTTGTAGTATGTTAATTATTTACACAAGCGACGGTAAAGAAATAGTTATCGATGATGATGATTATCTTTGGTTAACTAAATATAGCTGGAGACTAGATAAAGACGGATATGCTATTCGTTCAACTAAAAACCGCAATATTCACATGGCAAGATTTATACTCGGGTTAGATATACACAACCCCGGTATCGCCGATCATATTGATGGCAATAGGTTAAATAATAGTCGTTCAAACTTGAGAATAGTTACTAGGCAACAAAACTCAATGAATAGAGGTAAATATGCCAAAGCGACTAGTATCTACAAAGGTGTAACATGGCACGCACAGGCTAAACGATGGCAAGCTATGTGTAGTGGTAAATACTTGGGACTATTTAAATCCGAAAGAGACGCAGCTTCTGCATATAACGACCATGCTAGTAAATTATTTGGCGAATTTAATAGGAAGATTGAGTTATGAGTAATACAAAGCAAAAAGAACTAAAAGGTAAGATATGTCAGATATATAGGGTTGAAGAATGGTTCGACCCATTTCAATACGATGAACGGATGAACCTTCTTGATCTAATCAATGCAGAGGCTAAGTCGGTAATAAGTGAACTGGCCAAAAATACAAAACATTTAAAAGCGGCAGATATGGCAATGATACCTATTTGGACTATCCAATCAATAAAGGAACGCTATGTTAGTTAAGTTTAAGGATACGCCAGACGTTGACATTGAGCTCATTGATTCTGTACCACTCACCAACAAGCAGCAGCAAATTATAAACGATAATCTTCTGGAGCTATTATGAGCAATCCAACTAACGACCCTATATCCGAAATTATAATTAAGTCCAGAAAAGACTATCAAAACTTCACGGATGGTAAATGGGATTATAATGGCTTAGCTCCATTTCAAATAACTCACCAAGCCATCGAAAAGCTATTGATTAAGGCAGTTGATGAATATCACAAAGAGATTACAGCAAACGAAACTAGGGTTTGGATCACTAAGGAACGTTTTGATAGGCTTTTGATATTATCTAAGCTAGAAGAGGTAAAGTTATTTTCGATTAGTCGTGACGAGTATATAACTGAAGAATATAAGGCTGGTCGCATCATAGACCTTCAAGACCAACTTAATAAACTGGAGGGCAAGTAATGGCACAACTACTATGCGATAGATGTGGACAGCCAACTGCATTGGGCCACTCCTGTAAACCATATATTGGTATTTCAAATGTACCTTTTTATACAGTTGTTGATAACGATAAAAGCCTCGATCCTGAGATTGCAGATTTAGTAGACCGCAACTTTAAAAATCTAGTGTTGGACTCTAGTAAAGATGATGAGCTAAAGAATAAAAAAATGTCCGACCCATATCAGATGCCGTCTTTAGAAGTTTCTCGCTATGAAAATATGCAAGATGAAACAAAAGCGCTGTCTGATGCTAATAAAACTGGTTATTTAAACTCAGAACTTAAAGTATTACTTGAGAGAGAAGCGGTAACAATTGAAACTGATGATGGAGAATTTCTAGCAATTGATATTGATGCTACTTATGATTTAATTGCTGATTTCATCAAGCAATACGGCATAAGAGAGCGTATAGACGAAGTTAATCAAGCTATAGCGAATGAACACTATGAACACGGTCCTTATGGCTGCACGCCTTATGCTTACAACTCAAACCGTATAGAAGAACTTACCGCCTTCAAAGATAAGCAGGGAACAAAGTAAAAAACTAAATAACTTATGCTATAATCCTAATATCAAGCAAGCACCACATTGCTTGCGCACTTTCCGGCATTCGCATTATGCCATTAAATAAACAACTCCACGTGAATACAGCGCCCCTACACTATTATGGCGCTGTATTTATTTGTGATAATATAGAAAAGTCTGATCGGAAGAGAAGAAGAACCTTTTGTGCATTGAGTATTAACATCTAGCCGGTAATTAAACCGGCTATTTACTTTTAAAAAAGCTTTATAGTTTTACTGTTCCAATTCTCAATTACATCTGGTTGATACTTATGAGCGCATCTTTTTTCTTTTACTTCATGCCCGATTAAGCTTCCTAGGTCATCATCGTGGTCAACAAGGCTCTGAGTTGTGTAGTATATGGGCATTCCTAAGGCACTGCCGGCCATTCCAAGCCTAATATCGTATAAGTAATTAACTAATGGTTTTGATACGCTTAAAACGGCTTGTACACTGTGTGTGGGAATAACTATAGCTGGCCCCCACAAAAGGTTTCGGCAGGTAATATACGAACATCCTAAGCTAATAGCATGATTAAACGCCATTTGAACAGAACCGCGATGGGGCTTTACTTTTCCTAAGTACAAAGATAATACACCTTCTTTTGGTATATTTTGTATAGCGTTATTTAGATTCTTGTATAAGTTTTCACTAATAATACAATCATCCTGTAATACCAAAGAGTAGTCAGTGTCTAGCTCGCCTAGATATTCCCAAGCTCTCGAACCTGTCTCCCACTCGCTGTTTTCAGAGTCCCATGTAATAGAAACATCTGCAAAAGTTTGTTTATTCAGTATCTCAAATAGAGCGTATGCGCTTTCCCTACGCTTTGGATGAGCCATAATTGTGACTCCGATTTTCACTTTGAGCCTTTTACAATATCATTATATATCTCTTCATGAACTCGATTACGGAGACGGATTGGCATAGAACTATTGCGGTGGTTACCGTGAGTCCTAACTGAAGCTGAGTAAACAGATTGTGGGTGAGTATCAAAAGTGGCTCCATTTTGCTGCATCGCTAAGAATAAAGCCCAGTCTTCATATACTGGATACTCTCTAAACCCACCGACAGCTCTAACGGCCTCAGTACTGCATATAGCACCAACGTGAACCCAATTACCATCTACTAAGCAAGCGCCCACACAAGGTCCAGCATGTAGCTTGTCCCTCTTTTTTTCGTGCTGCCACACCTTTGGAATAGTTGGCTGTCTACTGTAAGGATATTTAATGCTTGTAACAGTAACATCTGCTGCAGGTCGCACATCGTTGAAGTAGTCAGGCTCTAAGTCATCATCTGCGTCAAGAAACACTACATATTTAGTAGTAACCTGAGCAAGACCGGCATTGCGAGCTTCTGCAACTGTTCCTTTGTCAAGATGCACCCTTACTACTTTTGCACCAGTAGCTTGGGCTGACAACTGAGCTTTATCGCCCATACTGCGCCATTCTTCTGTTCCATGAGTAGCAACCACAACAGTAACGTCTAAGCGCCATTTATTGAAGTAATAAGTCTTATCAAGCTCTATCTGTTGCTTGCGTGAGCGTGAAGATATGAAAGCATATAGGTTTTTGACAGGTAGCTTGGGTACACATACGAAGCCATTAGTTTTTTCACATTGGCGCTGAATATCGTCATCGCCGTACCACCATACTAAGTTCTCATCAGCTCTAATCCCATCTTTAGCATTCAACGCAAAGGCATAGCCACTGATAACACCGTTGCCACGTTCTCCACTTGCCCCACTAGCACCCTCTTCGATAGCTTTAGTAATAGGAGTTAACCAATTGCTTGGCATAACAACGTCATCATTAAGTATTAGAACAATATCAGCACCCTTGCTATATGCGTAGTCAAGCCCTAAGTTCCACCACGTTGATATGTTTAGACCATCATCATCAATAGTAATTCCTATTGCATACTTCCTTGCTTCAGCTGAGGTTGTAATTGTGATAGGTATAACAGAGTTATTTGTACACCACTCAATTACATTTGCATATTCAGTTGGTCTACTTCCTGTGGGTATAACAGCGTATTTTACTGCAATTCGCATGGTAATTCTCCGATCCTTTTTATGTAAAAGCGCATGTTTATACACGAATATAGGTCTACTATGTTTTCAATATCACCACGCTTTATAATGGTTTTCAAGTCCCTTTTAGGATATACTTTACCGTCCGGCCTAGACAGGTGTTCTATACTGTATGTTGCTCCACCATATTGAACATATATAAGATTACCGTTGAAATGAAATGTTACGCCCCGACCACGTATAACTTCCATATCAGTAAGTAAAGTATACACCGATTTCCCTAGGTGTAGATTTAGTAGCGAAGAATAGCTTTTTTGTAGCTTCGTCTTCCTTGATTTTCTTTTTTACTTCTGAGAATAATTGCTTAACTGGAGTTACCTTATCGCATTTAGTTACGATCGTAATGCCGCGCATAACCTTATCTACTACAATAGTTTGGTGATATGTGTATATCTCGTCTTCTTCTGCCTTAAATAGTGCTTTATTTGACTTATAGCGGTATCCTGTACCTAATTGGTTTCTCTTATTCAATGATGCTTCAACGTTTGTTTTGTAAACATATACCGAATCAATTTCAGGTATCTTGCTACTGACAGTGTCTTTTTTAGATAAATCCATGCTACTCCTTTTATTACAGCATAAGCTTTGTAGTAATTTTGTCAAGTAAAATAACTATACCAAGTATAGCGCCAGATATTATGAATCCGTAATGAAAAGATAGTATGAGGCAAACCCAAAACGTTAAACAAGGTACGCATTCCATCAAGCCAAGCGATCGTTCCCTGATATAACTTATTGAGTTAAACGGACCGTCTTTATATACAAGAAGATGAGTAATACCGTAAATGCCAAGGGCTAAAGCTAAGGTTTCCAATCTCTGAGGCTCCTTATCTCATCATTTTCTACGATAATACCTACAGCATAACCAATAAATCCGCCCTTTTTCATTAGACTTCTCTGTTCTTCCATGAGTTCTTTAGTGTTAGTCTTGATAACCTCTGCATCAGGGTGCTCTCTTAGTATTTGCCTAATCTTTAAGCCTTCTATTCCGCATTGCGGACAGCGTGAGTATATTTTCATATACTAAGTATAGCAAAAACCCAGGCGATATACCTGGATTATGTTTTGCCTGCCTTGAATAGTTTATCTTATTTTGCTGAATCTAGTCTTGATTCTATTGATTAGCCTTTTAGATTCTCTATTTTTTCTCACCTCTCGGATAAGTTTTACAACTTTTCGCTGAGCTGGAGTTAGGTATCTTCAGCTAGACATTAGTTTTTAGCTTACTCGTAAACTGATTGTATGAGATAGCGGCTACGACAGCAATGAATAGCGCCTGTCCAAGTGTTTCCAATACGCTTACAAACGTCAAACTAGGTGATACCACAACAATAGCTGCGATTACTGATACGATAGCATTTACCCATGCTGGATATTTAGTGGTAAAACTAACCGGTACGAGCTTTAGTAGCTCTGTGATTAGAAGCACTGCTGCCACTGATAATGCTGTTGCTGCTGATAAAAATTCCATATTATTTCTCCTTTTTAATATACAGGTCTGTAATTTTAATATACTCTGAATTGTCTTTTAAGTCATCTATCTGCTTTTCTGCAGATTTTAATTGATCCTGTAGTTTATATATCTGACCCTCCCAATCATCTGTAACTGCGGTCTTGCCAGTTACTTGCCAAGTTTGTACTAAGTCAGCTTCTGGGTTGTCTGAACACTCCTCGACGAAATGCAAAAAATCAACACCAACAAAGGTAACGAATACCTCTCGTCTAAGCGGTCTATTAAGTATCCTAAGCTGCGTATCATTACATCGTCTAAACCATTCTTGTGTATCCTGAATCAAGCCCATGTTATTCTCCTTTAATTTTGCGTATTCTCTTCCGTCACAGTGTGTACTCCACCCTATATACTTAGGCTTATATGCACCAAACCATGATAATAATTCTTCTATTGACTTGTAGTATCCTAGGTTTACTAACTTGCCGTTTTGCATTATTACACGTGATCTACTTTGTACTTCTGAGTCGTATATCTGGTAGTTATTGCCATTTCTTTTAATAAAGAACACGTGGCCGTAGCTTGTGTACATTCCTGCAGTAAAGTCTAACCACCCTACTAGCCAGACGTTCTCGGGTATAGTTGTAGTTTTAATACGACCTGCGTTTCGTTCAACTTCCCATGAATATCTTGCGGTTGCAGTCCTTGAAGGTGCGTTTCCTGCATCGTCAATATACTTTAAGCAAAAAGCACGAACCGCTGCAACTAAAACATTAGGAGTATATACCTGCTCCATTATTATTTCGGCTCTTCTGTGTTATCTGGTGCAACTGGTGGAGGTGTCGGTGCTTGTGGGTATTCCATTATTTCTCCTTTGCTCTATAAAAGAATATAAATGCTAGCGATAAAGCTTGTGCTAGTGTACCTAGTCTAGCAGATACTGTAGCAAGATTCCTTATTGATTCGATGGATTCTGCATCAACACCTATAAGACGAAGGTAAAGATAGTAAGCAACTGGTATCATTGCGAGAAAAGATACGACCAGAAGGCCCCAGATAAAGCCACGGTAACGATTTAAAAAGTCTCGTGTGTTAATCCATTCTAATGTCTGAATAACAAGAAGTACCCCAAATATAAGCATAGTAACGATTGATATTGAAAAAGAGAAACCGATCGCGTGATTAGCAATGAAGTCTAAAACTGAACTAATACTTAATGCAAACACGTTCATTTCTTTTTCTTTCCAGTTGAGAAATAGATAAGACCTGAGTTACCGTGCTTCTCAACTAACTCGTTTAGTTTTTTTATTTCGTCGGTTGCATCAATAGACCGCTGTGCTGTTTCGGCTTTTATAGCTTCAATTTCACGGTCTTTAGCTTCTGACTACCG